CTTACACCGCCGAGCGGTACGCGGGCGAGAACTTCTCGGTCATCAGCGGCACCGGCCTCGTCACGCCGTCCTTCTAGGACACCTGACGCACAGCAGCCCTGGGGGGTCAGGGCCGGTTCGATTCCGGCCCGCTGCTTTCCGCAGTTCGATTAGGGAGAAGCTCATGCTGAGCAAGATTGCCGCGCTTGTCTCTGAGCGCGACCGTGCCGCCAAGGCTCACGACCACGAGCTCGTTGCAAAGCTCAACGCGCAGCTGGCGAAGATTGGCCAGGAAGGCCGCACGCAGGCCGAGAAGGCCGCCAAGCGCATCCCGACGCTGGGCGCAAGGCGATAGATGGCCGCTCAGGACCTGTGCTCGCTCTCTGACGTGAGGGCGTTCCTTGAGCTGCCCGCCGCCGACACCGGCCGCGACACGCTCATCACCAACACGATCACGCCGATCAGCGATGCGATCGCCCGCTATTGCGAGCGCGAGTTTGTCGCCACCGCCTCGGCCACGCGCATCTTCACGCTGCCGGTCGGCGAGCGCATCCTCAGCCTGGCGCCCTACGAGATCCGCACCGCAAGCGCCATCCTGCTGCACCCGGAAGAGGCACAGCCCGAGACCCTCGCCGCCAACGTCGACTATCAACTGCTGCCGATGCCGACGCGCTTTGGCACCTACTACCGCGTGCGCTTCTCAGCTGACCTTACAACCCTTCACGACTCAGACACCGCCAAATACTTCGGCTACTCGCAGGTCTCGATCGCAGGCGCCTGGGGGATGGCTTCGGTTCCCGCCGACGTCAAGCAGGCAACGGTCATCGCCGTGGCCTCGGCTATCCGCAAGGACATCCCGGCGCTTGACCTTGGCGACATTGGCCTCAACGAGCCGCGACAGCTGCAGCCCGACCGGCCGGTGACCTACGCGCTGCCGGCCTCGACGCTGCGGATGCTGGCGCCGTTTCGCCGCATCGGTATGGCCTGATGCCTCTTACCTACTACTCAACGGCCCCGGCCTTCAAGGACGCGCTCTACGACGCCCTCGCGGCCCGCAGCGGCCTGTCAGGAGTCACCGTCAGCTACGGGGTGCCGCTCGGTGCGCCGCGCGAGTTCATCGCCCTTACCGACATCAACGGCACGCAACAGTTCGCCGCCCTCGGGGCCCTGCGCAAAGACGAGACCTACACCCTTGACGTCTACGTTTCGGTCCTCAGGGAAGGCAACCAGCAGCAGCAATGCTCAGAGCGCTGCTTTGCCATCGCTGCTGAGATTGAAGACGAGCTGCGCACAAACGTCACCATGAGCGGCACCGTCCGCGTCGCAGAGCTTCTCTCGCCGTTTCAGCTTGAGGAATACGGCTCTGACCAGGCACGTCAGTCAATCCTGACGCTCGGCATACAAGCAACCGAGCGCATCTAAGGAGCAACCCTTGAAGACCGTCACGTACCTCGGCCCGCACGAGGCCGTAACCATCCCGCTGCCCTCCGGCATGAGCTACGAGTGCGACCGGGACGGCACAGTCGACCTGCCCGACCAGCTCGCCAAAGAGCTCCTAGAGCGCGGCGACTGGAAGCTCGCCAAGACATCCAAGAAAACCACGAAGTCCGCCAAGGACGAGGAGTAACTAAATGGCTATCCGCAGCGGCCTGGCCGCACAGCTCGGCATCGGAGTCGAGACCACCTGGGGAACCGCCGTCACGCCGACGCGGTTCTACGAGTTCACCGACGAGTCCCTCGCGCTCAGCATTGAGCGCATTGAGTCAGAAGGCCTGCGCGCGGGCAACCGCGTCATGCGCAGCGACCGTTACGCCGTCGGCCAGAAGGCCGTCGAAGGCTCCGTCAGTATGGACATGACCGCCGAGAACAGCGGCCTGCTCTTCCAGCACGCCCTCGGCAAGGTCACCACCAGCACGCTCTCCGGTTCCGCCAAGGAGCACGTCTGTGAGCTTGATGACAACTACGCCCTCGGCCTCACCCTCGAGGTTGGCCGTCCGGGCAACGACGGCACCGTCCGCGCGTTCACCTACAACGGCTGCAAGATCAGCTCGTTCACCCTCAGCAACTCCGTCAACGAGCTGCTGACCGGCGAGTTCAACTTCATCGGCAAGGACGAGACCACCGGCTCCATCACGTCGGCGTCCTACCCGTCCTCGCAGGAGCTGCTCTCCTTCGCGGGGGCGACCATCTCGGTTGCCGGCTCGTCCTACGAGTGCAAAGAAGCCTCCGTTGAGGTCGACCTCGGCCTGGACGCTGAGCGCTACATCCTGGGCTCGCAGACCATCAACGCCCCGGTCGCCGCTGCCATGACGGAGATCACCGGCTCGGTCACCGCCGAGTTCAAGGACCTCACCGCCTACAACCGCTTCGTCAACAACACGCAGGCGGCCCTCACGCTCAAGTGGGAAGGCACCGCCATCACCGGCACCTACAAGCGCGGCATCACCGTCACGATGCCCGCCGTGCGCTTCGACGGCAACACGCCGAACGTCGGCGGCCCCGAGGTCGTGGACGTTGAGCTCGCCTACAAGGCGCTCTACAACGGCACCGACGCGCCCATCACCGTCACGGTGGTCAACACCGACGCAGCCGCTTAGTAGTGGCAGAGAGCGTCGTTGTCATTGAAAACTTCCAGGCTTGGCGTCGAGCGATAAAGCAGCTTGACGCCGGCCTGGACAGGGAAGTCAAAGACGCTTTCCTGCAGATCGGTGACGAAGTCGCTAAGGACGCCAGCGCGATAGCGCGGGCGAAGATGGCCGTCAACCCGGATGGTGACGGCGTCGTGCTCTCCAAGACTATAAAGCCGAAGGTGCGCATGAGCGACGTGGTCATTCAGGCCCGTGCCAAGCGCAAGAAGGGCAAGAACGCGCCCTACGCCTATCCGGCTATCTACGAGTACGGCTCAGGCGGCGCCAAGGCGTTCCTAGCGCCCGCTGTTCGCAAGAACCTGAAGTTCATCGAAAGCGAGTTCGCTCGCGCGATTGAAGAGACGGCCATCAAGGCCGGCTTCCGTTAGGAAAGGAGCAGGGAATGAAGATCAAGTGCCCAGCTGGCACCTTTGAGGTGCCCGAAGAGTTCACGCTGCGGGAGATGAAGACGATCAAGAACGTCTCCGGTCTGCTGCCTGGACAGATTGAAGAGGCGCTCGAGCAAGGCGATACCGGCATTGTCACCGCCTTGGTGGTTGTTGCCGCTAACCGCTCTGGCAAAAAGCTCACCGAAGACATGGTTCTTGACTGGACGCTCTCAGACCTTGAGTTCATTGGGGACGAGGACGAAGAGCCAGCCAAGAAGAAGAAGGGCGAGCCGGACCCTTCGTAGCTCTCACGGCGCGGCACCTGTGGACGCCGACGCTGGCGCGGGTCTACGGCATCAGGCCGTGGGAGATGGACGAGCTGATGCTCAGCGAGCTCACCGCCATCGCTGAAGACATCAAGCACATGAACAAAAAGGAGTAACCGCGTGGCCCTGACCCGTACCGTTGAGACGCGCCTTACCACCGACAGCAAGCAGTACGTCGCTGGTATTGCCACAGCTCTTCGGGCCACCGACAAATTCGGCAGGAACACAAAGCGCTACGGCAGGCAGTCTCAAGGCATCTTCGGGTCGACCGCCAAGGCTGTTGCCACGCTGGCCGGCGCGTACATCGGTACGCAGGGCCTTATTACCGTTGTCTCCGGTGCGGTTCGGGAGCAGCAGGAGGCCATCAAGGTCAACCGGCAGACCGCTGCGGTCCTCAAGTCAACTGGCGGCGTGGCGGGGGTTACCGCCAAGCAGATCCAGACTCTCTCCCAGCGGCTCTCTGAGCAGACTGCGATCGACGACGAGGCCATTCAGTCAGCGCAAAACCTGCTGCTGACCTTCACGTCCATCGGCAAGGACATCTTCCCGCAGACCACGCAGGCCATCCTTGACCTATCCGTTGCCACCGGGCAGAACCTGAACCGCTCAGCCATTCAGGTAGGCAAGGCGCTGCAGGACCCGGTTCGCGGCATCACCGCCCTGCGCCGAGTCGGTGTCAACTTCTCCACCGACCAGCAGGAGGTCATCAAGAAGCTGGTGGAGACCGGCAAGACCGCTGAGGCTCAGAAAATGATCCTCAAGGAGCTGGCCGTTGAGTTCGGCGGCTCAGCCGCAGCGCAGGCAACGCCGCTTGACCGCCTGCGCGTCACCTACAACAACCTGCTGGAGACCCTCGGCGGCTACCTCGTCCCGATTCTCAACGACGCCGCCAATGCACTTGTCAAGTTTGTAGATGAGTTCCGCAGGGGAGTTGGCTCAGGCGGCGAGTTCAAGAGCACCATGCAAGGGCTTATCGCAACGCTCGGCCCGATCGCTACTGCCCTATTCAACGTTGGCAAGTTCCTCGCCCAGCACCCGCGCCTTATCGTCGCCGCAGCAGCTGCGTGGATTGCCTACAAAGCCACGGTCAGCAGCCTCAACCTTTACAGCTTCATCCTCAGTCAGCTCCCCGCTGCCAGCCCTATGGCGCAAAAAGGCAAGATGGCGGGAAGCGCCTGGAGCAAGGCCTTCCGCGTCGGCCTGCTTATTGGACTTGTCGCGCTGGTGCCCGACATCTCCAAGAAGCTTCAGCAGCTTGTTCCGTCTCTTAGCCGCTACTCAGGCAGTCAGGGCTGGGGCAACCTTGGCGAGGACATCAGCAAGGCTCTGACTACCGGCTTCGCCAAGGGCCTGCCTGGCATCTTCGGAATCTTCAGCAACGCGCTAAGCGGCGCTCGAGCGTTTGCTCGTCAGTCTCGCGGCGGCTTTCTCTCAGACGGCAAGGCGCTAATGAACAACCTCGCAAGGGGTGTCAAGAGCGCGGCTGGCAGCGTCATCGGCAGCGTCGGCTCAGCACTTGGCGGCGCTCTGTCTGCGGCCAAAGGCTTCGTCTCTAAGTTCCTCGGCATCGGCCAGTCCATCAGCCAAGGCCTTGCGTCGGGTATCGCATCAGCGGTCAGCTCTGTTGTGAACGCCGCTGTCCGAGCGGTCACGCTTGCCGAGCAGGCCGCAAGCCGAAAGGCTGAGCGCAAGAGCCCGTCAAAGCTGTTTGCTCGTCTCGGCGAGGACCTCGTCGCCGGTATGGCGCTTGGCATGAGCCGCACCAAGCCCGTCACCCGCGCCGCCCGCAATCTCGCCAAGGCTGCTGCCGCCTCAACGCAGCCCGCGACCGGCGTTGGCCTCGGCGGCTTCATAACGGACCCGATTACTGGCGGCCCTGGACTCAATCCTCAGCTTGTGCAGCAGCAGGAGCGCCTTGCCAACGCTGAGTCTGCGCTTGAGCGAGCTAGGGACAAGGCGGGGGAGAAGCGCAGCAAGGCTGAGAGCCGCCGCATCCGTGCCCTTCAGCAGGAGGTACGCAACGCTCAGAACGCTGTAACAAGCTTTGAGAAGCAGATCAGCCGCCGTGACGTTCTTGTCAGCATCAAGGATCAGTTTCGTGGCTTCGCTGAGCAGGCCGCTCAGTCATTCCGCGACGTTCGCAATCAGGCCGCGCAGGCCGCTCTCGACAGCGCCAATGCCTTTGCCGCCTCTGCGCGCGACTCTGCGCTGGCTCGCCTTGACGAAGCTACGGGAGATAGCCCACAGGCCCGCAGGCTCCGCGAGCTGCGCGCCGAGCAGGACCGCCTAGCCCGTGAGCGCGAGGACAGCAACTACACCAACACGCGCGCTGACCTAGAGACGCAGCTTGCCCGCGCGGTGCGCAACGGCAACGTCCGGGCGCAGACCGAACTCAATGCGCAGCTTGCCCAGCTTGACCAGGACCGCCGCGACACCGAGCGCCAGCGCGAGATCGACGCGCTCAGCACGTCGCTGCAGTCTCAGCGCGACAACATCCAGACTGAGTACGACGAGCGGGTTGCCAACAACCAGCGCATCTATGACGACACAATCGCCAAGAACGACGCGGCGACGCTCAACTTCCAGACCAACCTGCAGGCCCAGCTTGACGCCGAGCTCGGGCAGCTAACCGCCAGGCAGCAAAACTACGCATCCTTCGCCGCCAAGGTGCAGGCCATCCTTGCCAACGCCGGAATCGCCGGAGCATTTACGCCTAGCGAAGGCGACGAGGGCGCCCTGCAGTCTCCGGCAAGCATTGGGGGCGGCAAGGGCGGGGGCGGCAAGGGCAAGGGGAAAGGCAAGGGCAAGTCAAAGAAGCGCGCCTCTGGCGGTCGCCTTACTCCTGGAATGCTCACCCTCGTCGGTGAGACCGGCCCGGAGCTCATTGTCGGCGGCAACGTCATGTCTGCCACGCGCACCGCTCGCACAGGTGGGGCAGGGGTGACGCTCAACGTTTATCCGCGCACAACCGCCGATGACCCTGTCGCTCTGGCTAGGGCCCTTGGCTGGCAGCTGGCTACCCGATGATCTCCTCAATCACGCTCTCAACCGCTACCGGCAATGTCACGCTGCACTCAACGGCTACGGGCAGCAACGCGGTCGTCACTCGAGCAGAGGGCCTGCAGGGAACGCCGCCGATCCGCAACCTGATCACGCAGCGCTCACAGGCCTCAGGCGGGTTTGTCAGGACGAAATACAACGACACGCGCAGCATCACCCTTGAAGGCGAGGTGCTCGGCTCAACCATTGAGCAGGCTTTCGACAACTACGACGTCCTTGCCGCTGCGATGTTTGACTCCATCACCACTGAGCGCACGCTCAAGTGGACACGGGACAGCGCCGGCCAGCAGCTCCAAGCGGGAGTGCGGCTCTCGGAGCTTCAGCCGATAACGCTCACCGACGGGGCGCCGTGGATCAAATACCAGGCCACGTTCACATGCCCGGACCCGCGCGTTTATTCGCAGACCTTGACCACGGGCACGGGGGCGGCGCTCGCTGCGGCTGCGGGCGGGAAGACGTACACGTACACCTATACGCGCGGCTACAACCCGTCCTCAGGGGGAACGGTCAGCTACACCAACTCAGGCTCGGTCCCGACGCCGCCCGTCATTCGCATCTACGGCTTCTGCACGTCGCCGCAGGTTGTGCTCACCGACGATACGCGCCTTGTCTTTAGCGGCGAGGTGGCGGACGGCGACTATCTGGAGATTGACTGCGCGTCCAGGACGGTCAAGCTCAATGGCTCCACCAGCCGCCTCAATCTGCTGGATGTCGCCAACTCAACCTTCTTTGCTCTACCTGTCGGCACCTCAACGGTGCAGCTGGTGGCGAGCAACTTCAACGCAAACGCCAGGGTGGACCTGCTTTACAGGTCCGCTTTCACCTAAGAGGAGAACATGGCTACTACCGCAACGATTACGCCGACGCTCGGTTCGGCGCCTGTCACGCTGCAAGCTGGCAGCTACTCAGCTATCGACGACCGCCGCTTTTGGGGCTCAGGTCTCGGCGAGGGGTATCTCAGCACGGGCTCGTATCAGGTCATTCAACGCGCAGCGGGCGCGAATATGACCGTCGATGTAGCTTCGAGCGTTGGCGAGGGTGCGGTCGTGACGGGCGATAGCGTCACGGCGCAGGGCAAGTATTTCGTCCCGCCGACCGCCGCGAACGTGAACGTCGATATCGCCACGGCGGACGCTACGAATCCGCGTAACGATCTCGTCGTTCTTGAGATCAAGGACGATCAGCACGACGCCTCGGGCCTCAACCTCGCTCGCGTCCGCGTGATTACCGGGACGCCTAACGCTTCGGCAGCCTTGACGGATGCTCCGGGGGCAAACGGGACGCCGGCTCTGCCTTCGTCGTGTATGCCGCTTGCGGTCGTGAGGGTTGCGGCTGGGGCTACGTCGATTGCGACCGCGGCTATCAGCGACAGGCGGCCAGCTGCTCGCCCCTACGCGCTGCTTGGCTTCACTACTAGCACGACAAACTTTACGACGACTGGCACTCACACAAACTTTCAAGACGACTCGACTCTTACCACGTCTGTCACTTACGCAGCAGCTCGCAAACTTCGCGTGACCGTTTCGACATCGCTAGTAGCCGGGGGTGGCACTAACGCAATCGAGCATCAAGTTTTGCGCGGCTCGACGCTCATAAGTCGCAGGGGCGCTTCTAATGCTGCCCTCGATACGGTTTACGTCAACAACTACGTACTTACGCACACCTTCAACGGACCCAGCGTTGGCGCTACAGAAAACATTGTCTTTCAGATTCGGGCTTCAATCAACAATACGGCGGTCGGCTCCTACGCCGACGCCAACTACATCAAGTCCATGACCATCGAAGACTTGGGGCCGCAGTAATGAGCTACATCGTGAAGGCCGCGACGGGTGGACCCGTCCTCGGCGAACACAAGACCAAAAAGGCCGCGACCGCGCAGGCCGACGAGATGACGAAGGCTCACGCCGCCGTCGATGCCCTGCACGAAGGGCAGCCGTGGGAGTTCGTAGTCGAGAAGGTCGAAGACCCGGCGCCTCCGGCTGAGCCTGTAGAGGAAGCCGCATGACGAGCAGCGAGGTACTCATCCTTCAGCGCGAGCTACACGCTCTCGCAAAACAGAACCGCGACGACCATAAGCTCGTCCGCGAGGCGCTCGGCAAACTGCAAGACGATCTCGACTCGCTCTCCGATCGCCTGCACGACGTAGAAGACACCGACAAGCAGATCGCCGCCGTAGAGAAGGACCGCGAGCAGCGCCGCACGAAGACGCTCGGAATCGTCGGGGCTATCGCCGCATCAGCCGGAGTTATCTCCGGCATCCTCGTAGCCGCCATCGACCGCATCTAGGCAATGGCCTGGAACTTCGTCCTCGCTAACCAGGCGGGGGTGACGATCGACGTCCTAGACGGCTCGGCCAAGCAGGTCCAGCTTGAGTACCAGCGCTCCGACGTAAGCCGCGCAATCGTCCAAATGGACATTGACGATGAGCGCTCCATTGCCCTTATCCAGCAGGTTGTCAGCATCACGCCTCGCATTTACTGCTACCGCGACGGCAGCCTTGAGTTCGCTGGGTTCCTCACCAGCATTGAGCAGACCGCCGACAACGAGGGCCAGCTCACCGCAACCTTTGAGGACGGCCTTGCGCTTCTGCGCTACCGCATCAGCGGCGCCAACATTGAGTACTACAACCAGAACTCAGCCAACATCATTGCCAGCTCGTCGGCGCTTGGCTCCTTTACTTCACTTCTCACGCAGGCCAACGCCAGCACCGCCACCGGGCTGGTAGCAGGGGCCGTTACCGCCACCACGGTCGTCATTGGCGAGATGCTGATGAGCCGCGAGATCATCCTTGACCGCGTCCTTGAGATAAGCCGCCTGACCGGCGGGCCTGACCTCAGGGTCAATCCGCAGGCGCAGGGCTCGACGCTCGCCACTCTTGACGTAGGCCCGCTCTACACCGGCACCACGCCCGCCGCCTACTTCGCCTACGGCCCTGGAACGCAGGTCAACGTCCTTTCGGTCTCGCAGCAGATAACCGCGCCGCAGACCCGCGTGATTGTCGTCGGCAACGAGGTTGAGGCCTCTAGCACCGTCACGGCCAACATCACCTCGGCTGAGACTGCTCTTGGCCGCTGGGAGGCTGTTGAGCAGCGCTCAGACCTAGAGAGCACAACGGACTGCCTCAACACGGCAGACGCAAACGTGCGGGCCGCCTGGACTCAGACCATCAGCTTTACGCCCGACCCGGCCATTGCGCCCTTGCCGCTCTCTGACTACAACGTCGGGGACCCGATCCGCATCACTGTCAACCGAGGCTCGCTGGCAGCAGACGCCACCGCCCGCGTCAACAAGATTGGGATAACGATTGACAACAGCGGGGTGGAGACAGACCACAATGTTGAGTGCGAGATAGGCAACGCGCCTATCACCTCACCGGCCACGCCGGGCGTCACCAATACCGCGACGAATACCGACGCGCCGCTGACCTCGTCGCCTGAGGCCATTCAGACCGTCGTTGAGACCTCGCCAAGCATCCGTCTGTTCAGGAAGTAGGTCATGCCCGCCTATCGCACGCAGCAGGACCTCATCGACTACATCACCGAGCTGGAGCGGCGCATCGCAATCCTTGAAAGCTCCGTGGTGCGAATAAGCCAAACGGCTACTAGAGCATCTTCAGCGGCCAGCAAGGGCCGCATCATCTACGACACGAGCACCAACAAGCTGTACGCCGGAGACGGCACCAACTGGAACGCGCTCTGGTAGCGCGAGCACCTGACGCAACTCAACTGGAGGGCGTGCATGAGTAACCCGAACTCGGCTCAGACGAGCCGCGCTAAGCGCTACCTAGAAGTCTGGCGCTGGCGCCTCAACTACCGCCAGAACGCATTGCTGCGCGCCAAGCGAGCAGGGAACAAGAAGCGCATCTCATACCTGCGCCGCAAGGTTGCCTTCGCTAAGCGCAAGGTGGCCTTCTGGACCCGCAAGGCGCTGCCTATGCGCCTGCGCGCCCTTGAAGCCGCTGAGTCCCTCGTCGGCGTCATGGAGGTTGGGGGCAACAACCGCGGCCCGATGGTCAACCGCATCATCCTTGCCAACGACGGGGCGATCGGTGAGCCGTGGTGCGGCGACTTCGTTGCTTACTGCTACCGCCAGGCAGGGTCCAAGGCCGTCACACGCTCGTGGGCCTCTGTGCGTCTTCTCGGCTCGGTCTCCGGAGTGCAGCGTGTCAGCAAGCCGCTGGCCGGTGACCTTGTCAGGTTCAACTTCGACCACGTCGGAATGTTCGTCCGTGACGCTGGTGCCTTCATCGAAACCATTGAGGGCAACACCGGAGCGACGGGCGCAGTCTCTGACAGCCGTACCGGCGGGGATGGCGTGTACCGCAAGCGCCGTCCGAAGTCACTTGTCGCGGACTACCTCCGCGTCACTAAGTAAGGGGAGCAAATGAACAAGCCTGTCCCGAAGGTTGCCGCCGCAGGTATCGGTGGCGCAGTCGCAACGCTGATTGTCTACGTCGCCTCCGTGGCGGGCGTAGAGATCCCCGGCGACGTTGGCGCAGCTATCGCCACCGTCGTCGCTTTCGCTGCCGGCTACCTCAAGTCTGCGTGAGCAAGAGCGCGCCTTTGAGCGCGCAGGAGCTTCGCCAACTGCTCGCAGAGCATGGGGGCTGGGCTGCTGCAGCTAGAAATACTGGGCTCAATGTGTCAATGCTGAAGTCCAGGGCCTCGGCGCTGGGCGTCTCAGTTGACGCTAAGCCGTCCGCGCTGCCTGAGTCCTCGCCCCGTCAGACGATTGAGACGGGCAAGGACACCGCCTCAGCTGAGTTCGTAGAGGCGACGGTTGGGCCGGACGACGTCCCTACCGACGCTGAGCTGCTGAAGCGCGCAAACCTGGACCCTGCTGAGTGGGAGGTTGTCTCTCGCCGGCAGAGCGTTTGGGAGGCGCAGGGCAAGGGCGGCGAGGAGAAGACCATGAGAAGCCTTCGGGTCTCCTACGGTCGCGTCAAGCCAACGCTTTCTGACACGGTCCTGCCCGCTTTCGGCGGGCGCCCGGTGACGGTAAAGCCTCCCGCCAGGCGCAAGGCGAACAGGCGCGACAGCACTCTCGTCGTGGTCCTGTCTGACTTCCATTGTCCCTATCACGACCCGAAGCTCTTAGATGTCACCGAGCAGGTCCTTTTGGACTGCCAGCCCGATCGCCTCATTATCAACGGCGACCTTGTCGACTGGCCGACAGTCTCCCGTCACGGCCCTGAGCGTGGGGAGGCAACTGCTAACGAGTGCATCCAGAGCGCCGGAGAAGTGCTCGGGCGCCTCTTGGCTGCTGTTCCTGATGACTGCCAGGTGCAAGCGATTCCTGGAAACCATGATTCCAACCTGAGCCGCTACCTGCTTGAGCGGGCTGCTGCCGCCGCCGACCTGTGCTGCGCCGGTTCGGACGTTCCCGTCTGGAGCCTTCGCAACCTTTTGCGCTTCGACGAGCTTGGCATCGAGCAGGTCGGGGCCGAAGACCGATGGATGCAGGCGACGATCAAGCTCACTGACGAGCTCATCGTGCGCCACGGCCTCTCAGTCAGGGCAGGTTCTGCTGCCTCCGTTCTGGCGAACATGAAGGCCTCCGAGTTCGCAACCTTGTCGGGGCACACGCATCGCCTCGGACTGGCGGCCAAGACGGTTCACAAGGCCAGCGGGCGCCACAAGGTTCTGCTCGGCGCGGAGATTGGCGGCATGTTCCGTATGCCGCGCAAGAGCACCGACTGGCCGGGCTACGTCGCTCACAGCAACCTTGACTGGGCGCCGGGCTGGGCGTCGGTTGAAGTAGAGCCCGACGGTCACTACAGCATCGACCTCGCCAGCTGGCAGAACGGCACCCTTATGTGGAAGGGCCAGCGCTGGTGAGATGCGCTCGCGCCTTGAGCTGCTGCGCCTGCTGCGTAGCTGCGGCTACGGCCACGCGAACCTTCACGACCTGACCTACGAGGACGGCTGCACCGTCGTCCTCTTCACGATTCCGCACGGCCAAGTGCGCCGTGCCTTCACAGCCTTCATCTCAGAGCAGGAGGACCGGCCGCCTCACATTGAGGTTGAGCTGGGCTTTGTTGTCCAACAGGGGAGATAAAGACATGACCATCACGCTGGTGGGCTTTGACGCCTGCAAGGCGGAAGGCAAGCACGTCCCGACAGACGTTGCCAATCCTCGGCTGCAGAACCTTTGCGGTCGTTGCGGGCGCCTCATGCAGCCCGACGAGATGCAGCGCGACGTAAGCCAGGAGCGCAGCTGGACCGAGCAGGCCGCGACGTTCGCTCAATACGTCGCAGACCCGGACGCTGCCGCTGCGGCGCTCACCAACATGCGTGAGAAGCGCATGGGGGAGGGGCCGTGGATGAACGTCTCAGAGCGCGACTGGATAGTGGAGGCCCTCGAGGAGGTCGCAGACCTCTCGGCCTACGTCATGGCCGCCCTCACCGCCCTGGACGCTCAGGAGCGCGACGACGAGGACGCTGGCCGCGACCGGATGCTGCTGTTCATGGCGCTGTCTGCCGCTGTCACCGCGTTTGACTCGCTGCGGGCGGTTGAGCAGGAATGAGGCGCTCTGTCACCTACACGGTGGAGGGAACGCCTCGACCGAAGGGCAGCCGCGTCTCGGGCGTGACCAAGTCGGGGGTGCGCTACAACAGGGAGTCAAACCCTAAGGCTGCTGAGGCCTACAAGGCGATGAAGAAGCGCCTAATGGAGCTTCACACGGGCCCGGCCCTCAAACCTCCCTATCACGTAGAAATGCGGTTTCTGTTCGACCCGCCGCAGAAACCGACGTGGCCTCGCTCCGGGGACTGTGACAAGTACGTCAGGCTTGCCTTAGACGCTTGTGTGGCGGGCAAGAAGGAAAAGGCCGCTGGCTGGGAGGGCATCCTGGTCGATGATCGGCACGTTCTGGAAATCTCAGCCCGGAAAGCGTGGTCTGAGGGCGAAGGAATGGCGCGAACGGAAATCACCGTTCACGAAGCCGGGCACTAGCTCGGCTGCTGGTAGATCTGAGCGATGCGGGCCCGCGTCACGTCAAGGGTCCGCGCTATGTCGCTCATCCTCACGCCGCTGTCGACCAGCTCGCGGATTGCCTGATTGCGCTCAAGGCGCAAGGCTTCGCTCTTTGTCGCCTGCCGCTGGTAGCGCCGATCCAAGCGCTTCAAGGCGTCGAGGTCCATTGGGCGACCCTACCGCCGGGTGCAGCTGCTCGGCTGCCCTCTCAGCGGCTATGCGGGTTAGGCACAGCGCCCGTGCGTAGCCGCCCCGCTTGGCGAGCTTGTGTCTGGGGGAGGGCCATTCGGTCAGCATCCAGCAGCCGCCGTCGACCTTGCGCACCTCCCAGGTTCCCTTGACGAGCACCCGCAAAACGGTAGGGGTCTATCGCGCAGGCTGTCAAGGGGTGTAACGAAAACTTCGGCCTGAGTCTTTGGCCGTCCATACGTCGGCCCGGCCGAGTTCCCCTGCTCCTCGCTGGCCGACTACAGAGCGCGCCCCGTTCGCGCTCCGAAAGCCCGTCTCTGCCCTTTGTGGGCGGGGGCGGGCTTTTGTCGTTCCTAAACGCTCTGCGTTAGGAAGGCGGACTATGCGTATTGCGAAAGGCTTTGGCGTCGGGCAGGGTGCCGCGTTCATTCAATGACCAGGGAGGCCACGATGAACAACCGCCGCGGGGGGGGGGGCTTGAAGCTCTCCTCACTCAGCCTCTTGGAAGAGGTCCGTCAGCACCTTGAAGGGCGCTTGCCGCTAGTGCCGGCAGACGATCCGTACCTTGACGAGCTCGTGCTCCTGGAGCGCCTGCTCAACGATTGCCGTCTGAGCGCTCAACCTGCTCAGTCAGCTCATCTACCAGCGCCTGTATCTCCCGTAGTTTCGCTCTGATCTCGGGCAGCCCGGCCGGCGGGGGTTCTTTGAGGCCCTCGCCGGTCAGGAGGTAGCCGACGCTCACCTGCAGGTAGTCGGCCAGCTTGACGAGCGTGTTGTGACGCGGCTTTTCGGTCTTGCCGCTCAGCAGGTTCTGAAGGGTCTGCAGGTCCACGCCCGCCTCGCTGGCAATCTTCGACAGCGGCTTGCCGTACTGGCGCTCGTCGATGAGCCGCTGCAGCCGTTCCCCTAGCGTTTCCACGCCACATAAGGTACGCACTTCGGTGCAAGTTCGCGCCGTTTTCCCCGCAAAGACCGTCCGTTTCTGCGGTGCTGCGCCCTTTCCGTCCTTCTGGTTCGGTACAAACTCGCACCAAGTTCGGTAGGGAATACCGAGAAGGCGGCGAAACAGTCCGCCATGAGCAACGGAGGCAGGCATGGGACGGTATCGAAAGGCAGGGCAGGTAGCGGGCCAGGTGGCCATCGCCGCAGTCATTGTCGGCGGCGTCGTCATCTCAGCCGCGCTGGTGCTGGGCCTGATGTTTCTGGCGGTCGGCTCGTGAGCCACGAGAAGATCACTGAGACGGCCATCAAGCACTTGTACGCAGGGGAGCTGCTGCGCAAGGTGGCGATGGACTTCACCTCGCTGATGGAGCACATGAGCGACGAGCAGGTGGTCAGCGCTCAGAAGCTCCGCGAGCTTGTCCTCAGCTACGCGCATTGCGAGCTGACGGTCACCAGCGGCTTGTGCGACGTGGCAGCGATGGAGCGTGAGGCATGACCGTCCTCGCTGACTTCCTTGGCGCCGCGCTGGTCATGGGCTTTTGGGTGCTTGTGGCCTTCGGGCTGGCCTTCATCGGCGTGTTCGTGATGAACCTCATCGGCGAGCGCGTCTACGGCAAAAAGAACAGGGACGAGAGGAGCAGGCGATGAGCGATTGGGACGAGCCATACGAGGCTCTGGAGAACGTCGTCAAGCGCGTGAGGGTTGCGCAGAGGGCGATGCTGACGACGCTGGGAACCGACAGCGACCGCCGCGAGATTGTCGACTCGGAGCTGCACCGGATGCGCTGGCAGATGGACAGGGCCGCCGCAGCGATGTGGGCTGAGGTTGACGTTGAGCAGGTGGACCGCAAGACCCGCGAGCGCTACCGGCGGGTGGCCGCATGAGCACCAAGACCAAGGAGCACGCGGAGACCATCTTCGACCGCCCGCCCGCCTTGGGGCCAGAGCACTTCAACGTGCTGCTGTACGGCCCTCCAGGCACCGGGAAGACGACAGCCGCCGCCACCGCGCCCGGCCCGATCGTCTGGATAAACCTCGAAGGCACGGGAGCCATGGCCTACGCACGTCGCGTAGCCGCTGAGAGGGGCACAAGCCTGCTAGAGATGCAGCTAGGGCCAGATGAGGACCCGCGCGAGCGTCTCCGGCAGGCCGTGTTCTACACGCAGACCAACGACGTCGGCACCATCGTCATCGACACATGGGGCAAGGTGCGCGGTCAGCTCGCTACCGCCATCGGCGGCGACTCACCATCGCTGCCGGAGTGGGGGATGATTGGCAAGGAGCTGCGGACCATCCTGCAGACGCTGCGCGACCTGCCCGTCAACGTCGTCCTGATCTGCCACGAGCAAATCACCGAGGACGAAGGCTCGGTGCTCATTCAGCCGGAGATTGGCGGGCGTTCGACCGCTGAGGCGATGGCTGAGGTGGACGTCCTTGGCTACACGGGCATTGTCGAGCAGGAGGGCGACCGCATCTACATGGCGCGGCTGGTCGATGGGGGAGGGAGGAGGGCAAAGGACCGCTCCGGCGCCCTCGGCACTCACCGCGAGCTTGACCTCAGCGAGTGGCTGGAGACCTTCAAGGCTGCTCTGGCAACCGACCTCTCAGACATTCCATTCCTAGATAACGACGACGAAGAGGAGCAGGCAGATGAAGGTTGAGGACCTAACCGAAGTACCCGACGAGCCGACCAGCACCCTCGTACCTGAGGGCACCTATGCGGTCATCGTCACCGACGCTGAGGAGAAGACCTCAAGCAAGGGAACGCCTGGAATCGGGCTAGACCTTGAGATCACCGAGGGCAGCGAAAAGGGCCGCGCCGTTTGGGACACCGCATGGGTGACCGAGAAGGCGATGTGGCGCGTCAAGAAGGTGCTCTCGGCGCTCAAGTACGAGATCCCCGAGGGCGAGTTTGACCTCAACACCGCTGACCTCATCGGCCGCCGCGCATTCGTCAGCGTCGAGCACGAGGAGTACGACGGCAAGACCCGCGCAAGGGTGACGGACTTCATCGAGCAGGACGGCTGGGACCCGGCAGACCTGCCTAAGCGCGAGGCCGAGCCGTTCAAGACCGGAGACGACGGCATCCCGTTCTAATGCCTGCCGTTGAGCGAAAAGCCACGAAGGAGGACGTGCTGGCATACGGCGCGGAGCTGCGCGCACACGCGGCGGGCATCAACAACCCGTCGCCTGCCAACGACAAGCACCGCCCGTATGTCCACGTCTGGAGCCCCACCAACGAGTATTGCC